CTGACGGAAAATATTTCCATCAAAACAAACTGTTCTTCATATTCACACTAATTATATTTTCTGAGCATAGTTACTTTTGCGAAAATCTCAGATAACTCCGGAAAGAAAACAAAGAAAAAAAAGATTTTTTAACTCCATTTGCACTCCACCGGAACATCCAGACAGCCCGCAAAACCTTTATTTATGGGCTTTTTCGCAATTTAGTCCGCTACTCAAACTCGACAACTACTAATCAATTTTGTTTAGAGATTATTTGCTATCGTATTTGCCTTTCTTTTAATTCTTTGATTTGTCCATATTATCCTGCCTGTATAAGCTAATGTTATCATTTTGTTATCGCTGTTTATAACACAGCATAAGTAACTGTGGATAATAGCAATATGTTCCGATACAGATTATAAGCAGCTTTGCTTAGAAAATCAACTATTTGTTTCTGTATCTTCAATAAGATTTTTCTTCAATGCTTCAATCGTATCTTGATTCTTCTTCAAAAGTTCTAATTGTCTGTATGCCTTTTCCCGTAATATTTTTAATCGCTCAATTTTAGGCACTTCCCGTCTTATCAGATCAGCGTTTGTATCCTCCAGATTGATAAGCACAACCAATTCTTCCGCAGAAGCAAAATCTCTGATATTGGAATTCTTCCCCTTTATTCCTTTTTCGCTTCTCCATTGGGATGCTGTTTTTCCAAACAAAGCCATATTTAAAATGTCCGCTTCAGAAGCATATGTATATGCCATTTCCTGTTGGGACAACGTCGGTGTAATCAAAAACTCCTTCACCGCATCCGTATGAATTCGGTAGTTTATTTTTGAAAGTTCTCTCTTTACATCCCAGCCAATCGCTAAACGGTCTGCTTCATCTTTCTTTAAACGCTGATAATCCTTGATAATATACAGCTTAAATTCTGGTGAAATCCAAGAAGCAAACTCAAACGCAATATCCGTGTGTGCATAAGTACCACCATATCGACCTGATTTTGATATGATACCGATTGCATCCGTTGCTTTTATCCACTGCTGCGGTGTCAGTGTAAATGCATTATCTCCTGACTCTGCTTTAAACCTATCGAATTCGATAGGTTTAAAATTGGGATTATGAATTTGTTCCCACAATCCCAAAAATGAAATTGTAGAATGATTACGCATCCAGTTTGCCACTACAATAAAAGCATTGTCTGGATTTTTATATTTTGCAATATCAGTGAGCGAAATATAGGCGTCTTCATTAACAATATCTCCCATTATTCTGATTTCAGTTCCATTGGCATCTATTTTCATATTTTTCATATGATTCCCCTTTATTTATATCATCTTTAAAAACGCCAATATATTGTTTTCCATTCTCCCTTACTTCTTTTTATTTCCCAGCTCACTTAATTCTATCAATGTTTTCATTGAATTGGGATTTCTTAACAGCTCAGGAAGAACTGCTTTCATTATTGCTGTATTGGAATCCTCTATAGGCGCAGATGGCGTTGCTGCCTTAATAACTGCTTGTATTGTTTCTGTATCCTTATTATGAATTTCCTTTTTTAACTGGGATATATCGTCCTGAATTTCATATAAAATTGGAATCAATTGAGATATATCTCCATTCATCTCCTTAGTATCGGAATCGTCTTCATTATTTTGATCTGATTTCGTATCAAACGATAGGGCCCCTATTGTTTTGATTAACCTGGATTTAATCTCTTCAACTGAATCCAAGTCACTAAGGTCATAATCAAATGCTCTGATTCCAGCTATGTCAAAAGGAATCCCTTCATTTTTACATTTCAAATGGATAATTGGTTTTCCAGTTGAAGCTCTGTAACCCATCTCATAAAAAGCGTTCGGATTATGTCCTGTAATATCCGCAATCACAAGTTCTGATTGTAATAAGTAATCTATAATAGTTTGGGTTATTGAATCTGGTTGATTTAACTTGTCCACTCTTATAGGTTCAAATCCAGTTTCTTCACATACAGGTGCGATTATGTATTTGAACATTTGATCCGCCCGTTTTCTTATTTCGCTCCCTTCATCACCTATTGGTGATACTACAAAACATTTTTTCATATCCTCACTCCTTAATTTTATAGAATATATACCTCTATCCACTTTTTTTATTGATCCATTTCTCATTAAAGTATTCAAAGAGCCTGCAAATTGCCCCTCTGTATAATCACGAACATCTTGTTCTCGAAGATAATGCTTAATGTCCTGCACACTATGTTCTTGTTTGTCTGATAAAAATTCTAATACAACTTCTTGTATTGTCGAACTCATTGTCATATCTTTGCCCCTCCTAATTTACTCTAATAATACCTCTGCAATATCTTAGAGTCAAGTCCTTTTCTTGCATTCTTGTTTGTTTTCTTGTTATTCTTGTATATTATTAAAAATCTATACTGTTAAAAAACAAAAATATATGGCAGATAATCTATAGATTACCTACCATATAAAAACAATCTGTATAAAATTTCTATTATTCTATTCAAATTCGGCAAATCCAAAGATATTATTAAATGTATTTGTTTAAGTTTTATGTCTTTTTTGCCGTTATTTTATTTCTGTTGCATATATTATTTTGGCTCGCTGATTTTCTGTTGCCAATTTGTTGCCACTTCATTATAACTACTAAATCCATCAATGACAACTTTTATTTAAAAATCCCTTCATAAATGTTTCTTTTTATCAATCTACCATTTGTCGATTACAGCGCCGAATAGAATTAGGCAACATTATATCAATCTCTTCTTCTGAAAAAGATTGTTCTTCCTCTGTTTTCAATGCTTTTTGTGCTGCTGTATAGCTCTTAGCATCCGTTCTAGGTGAATTACTGTATACCTCTGATGTTCTTTCTTGTAACTCATCTCGCTTATTTCGAATATCATTTGAATCCAACATCTCAAAATCTGTTAATAACGACACATACTCTTCTCTTATTTTCCATAATAAATCAGAAGCCTTTTTATGTTCTTGTGCTATTCCAGAAAGGTCAAAATTTTTAATATATCATTTATAAATTTATAAGCTAACGTATCTATAAGTATTCCACTCATCGGTACATTACAATTTCCTTTCCACGCTCTCGCCATTCTACAAAGGCGCTTCAAGTTTTTGTTTGTGTCTTTATTTCTACTATTCATTGCATCGATCTCTTTTTTGGGATCCGTTATTCTCCAACTTCCTCCATTATTAGAGTCTGGATAAGTATAACTTCCATCTGTATTTATAAAGGCAGGTACAATTTCAAAATTGATTCCATCCGAAAAGTTAATCCCTATTACCTGTCCATCACCCTTTACATATGATGTACTATAAGTCTTTTGCAAAACCCCCTTAACTTCCTGTAACAGCGCTGACTGTCCATTACTTTTGTAGCTTTCTGCTTTACCGGCTTTGCATTTTCAGCTTCTGCCGCTTCAACTTCTTCTTTTGTCGGAGCCGGAATCCCGGAAACAATATCAGCAAGAGAGGCTTTTCCCATTGGAACTGTATCCTCTTCCTTTGATTCATCGTCTTCCTGGGCCTCTACTTTGCCCTCTGTCGGTTTCTCTTCCTGTTCCCCTATTGTTTCACTGTCTGCAACCGTTTCCGTCTCCAAACGGTCAGTATCAGCTTCAAGTTCCTGTTTTAACTGTTCTGACATTTGTACTCTCCTTTCTCGAAATCAAAATAAAAAGTAATCTTTCCAGGATTGTGTTCTCCAATCGGAATTATCCATGAACCGCGTATTTCTTTAAAGATCTGAATCTGCCGTCTATAGTTCCATTCTTCCCTGAAATAAAATGGTGTGTACCAGAATTCCTGTCCAGGTCTTTCGTCGGGCATCAGCGGATCTCCACATACCGGATTGGATATTGTATTCGCAACAGCCACCCAGCCGTGGCATCCAAGAAGCGAAAGCTGTATGTAACACATCTGGGCAACAACCCGGTCTACGTCATTAGCCGTGAATAAGACCTGTGTCTGGTAATTTATCTTTTTTCTGTGGAATATGTTTGCCGCTGCTATAAGTGTTGCTCCTGCTCCGCATGCCGGATCATTGACAGATATCCATTCCTGCTTTTCCAACGTCTGCATATTGTCATTAATTGTTATGTCGGCCATACATTCGCAGACATTGTATGGTGTAAAGAACTGCCCCTTCCAGTGATTCCCCAGCTCAAGACTCATGTACAGTTTTCCAAGAAAGTCCTGATCCGGATTGCGTTCCAGTGCTTCAACTACAATCGCAAAGCATTTGGCCGGCTTCTCCACTCCTCCAAGGCGGTCAATACACTCTGCATACTCTTTTTCTCTCGCAGTATGCCGAGGTAATGTTTTGTCTACTGAATTTGCCAGTGTGCAAGCCATTGCCGCCATCAGATCGGCCCACACCTGCCATGAACTCCGGCTGTAACACAGCTCTTGAAAGACTTTTATGAACTCTTTCTCCGTTCCCTGTATTTTCTCTATCTGCTCCATGCTGTCACCTCTTGAACCCGTGTTCCCGCATCAACATATCTATATACTCTGGTGTCGCACGTTCTGGTTCTTCTGCTATCTGTTCCCGGTGCTGTTGTTCTATTGCCACATTTTCTTGTGTGGTAAGCTGTGCAATATATTTATTTTTCGCTTCGAGAATACTCGGAGGAAGCTTTGCATCGTTCGTCTTGCGCTCGATCAGGTTTGAATATATCTTGAAGAAGTGTGCTCGGACAGCATCCTGGTTCTCATCAAGACATATCTCCCGGAAGCCAAGCCGCTTTACCGCCTCTCTGACTATTGGTGTCAGGCTTTCCAGTGCCTCTTCCTGCCTGTAATATCCATACTGGCTGATGGCCTTCTGGACTTCTCCCCAGGCTTCTCCCTGGTCTTTGAGGTGTGGAACTGTGTATTCTGCACATTTCTCCCGTATCTCAGATATCTGCGGCGGGTATGTATGAGTGGCAAACAATTCCATCAATGCTGTTTCGCAAAGCTTATAGTCCAGGTCCCCCAACATGCGGTACCACATGCGGATGCTGTATTGGTCTGGCATGACATTAAATGTTGGATAGGCACTTTTGATTGAAGCTCTGATAAAATCAAATTCTTGAGGTGTCACTTCAATCACCCATCCCTTCGTACCAGCTGGCCGTTGCCTCCATATACTGATTCGTTGACATGTTCTTTGTAGCTGCAGGTGCTTGCGGTGTTCTGGATGCCGGCATTGAATTCTGTGAACGTTCTAACCAACCAGTGATAAATCTCTTGATTCCTCTCGGTGTCTTACGATTACGAGGGTGACTGTCAAGCCATGCCGCCATTGATCTAAACTCCTGTTCAACATCCAGTGCCGGAAACAGTTCTCTCAGTGAATTGAGATAATCAAATGTCACATCATAGTTTCCGGATCCTGTAATCAACGGAAGAGAGATGAACGTGTCCTGCTTGGAGTCTTTAAGCTCCAAGCTAATGTTTTTATTATCTTTCTCTTTATCTAACTCTATCTCTTTCTCTATCTCTTTCTCTATCTCTATCTCTCCGTTACAGATTTGTTTCACTTCGTTACAGCCCGTTACATCAGTGTTACATTGTAACGCTTCTTTGCTTCTATATTTCCTTACACGAGCTGCGCTTGTACTCTCAGAACCCGTCATTTTAGCGCATTCTGACAGTGAATATTCGGTTTCGTCAATCAGCTGCATGAGGTCCTGCTGAATCAAAAACATAACCGTCACTCTTACATTTTCAACTTCTTCGTCCAGGTCCAGGGCAAGCTCGTCATAGAATGTTGCTTCTACTCCCTCGAAGTAAAGTCTTCCATCCTGTTTCATCGCCACAAGAAGCATTTTCAGGTAAATAATTGTGTAGGTGTCTCCTCCGGCAATCTTCCGAAGTTTTTTGATAGCCTTCTGACGGAAAAACCCGTCAGGAAGCTTTAACCAATAATATCTTTTCGCCATAAGTTCCTCCGCTTAGTAGATTACTTTTGAGCCATCATCTGTTTTAATCACTGTCACAGCCTGGCCAAATCTCGCTTTCATGGCATCGTCATGAGTGATTGCCATAATCTTCACATCGGAATACCGATCACGGATCGTCTCAAGGGCATCTACATAAGCCTGTGCGCCCTCATCATCAAGGAATGGTGGTTCATCAATAAAGAGCATTCCGAGCTGTATTCCTGCCGCTGTTGCCTTGATCTCGGACAGTGCAAGGATAACGGCAAGAGAAGCTTTTACCTTCTCGCCTCCGCTCTTGGAAGCATATGGAAGAGTTGTCTTGCCATATTCGTTGATCAGAACATCCAGCGTTGCCTTGTCTCCGTCCTTTCCTTTGACGGTACGCTCCATGACAAATTCCACTCCCATTGTTCCGCCGGTCATCTGGCCAAGAATATTGTTCGTAGTATCTGTGATATGAGGAATGATGTTCCTAATGATCTGATGCGGAACTCCGTCCTGTGAAAATGCCTGCTTTAACGCTTCGTAACAGTCCGCTCTGCCAGCAGCTACTGCAATTCCATTATTCAGCGTGGAGATTTCGCCTCGCATGGTATCGATATTTTCCAGGCGTTCAAGGAGTACTCCCTTCTGGATCTGCAGTTCTCCAAGAGTTTCCTTGTTACTGCGAATCTGCCTGTCTGTTTCTTCCACCATATTGGTCGAAAATGTTTCCTTCATTTTTTCCAACATGGTATCCATACCAGTAAGCTGAGAAGAGAGAATGAATTTTCTGTCAGCAAGTCTTTCTCTCTCTTTTTCCATGCTCTCAATCCTTTCAAGAACATGCTGCTTTCTTTCTTCGTAAACAGGAAGTTCTTTTTCCTGTTCTACATAAGTCTGCAGACGAGCCATCTGCTGTTTGATTTGTTCTTGTCTATCAACTGATTCTGATAGTTTATTAACTGTTTCCGTTATCTCAGAGGCCTTTAATTTGACCTGTAGTAGATTTTCCTCACACTGCCCTATATTTTTATCGTTTGATTCCTTTTCGGCCTCTAAACGGGCAATTTCGAGTTTGTTCTGCTCCACTTCTTTCTTTATGCGTTCATATTTGGAGAGCTCCGTGACAGATGCAGTCAGAATAGCAAGGCGTTTAGGATCATATCCTATGTTTTGAATTTCTTCCTGTTTATCGGCTATTTTTTTGTTGCGTTCAGATGTTAGTATCTCAATTTCTTCCTCGCATTTTTTCAGATTATCCAGTTCAACCGGAAGGCTTTTGACGTCTTCAACTGCTTTCGACAGGAACCTGCAGCTTGCACTCTCAATATCCGGACACCCAGAATTCTTCATGAATTCTTCCTGCTGTCTTATCTCAGCTATCCTTTTCTGCCGATAATCACGTCGGTTTACTGCTTCTGCGATTTTCTGCGAATAGGATGAAGCAATTTCATGTAATTCGTTTTGAGCCGCAGAGAACAGGTATCTTTTTTCCTGCTGGCTCGCAAGCTCTTCCCTTTCATTTTCCAGTGCATCAAGTCTTTTTTCCAAGACCTCTGGGACATTAAAAGCAAGCTGAGAAATCTGCAAATGTATCTGCTTGTTTCTGAATTTGGTTTTGTCAATAAGTCTCTGATAACGGTCAGCCTCTTCGGTATAACCGTTCAATGTCTCTTTGGCATTTTTGTATTTAATAACGTCCTTTTCTACGCCAGAAAGCTGCAAAGATAATTCTGAATGCTGTTTTGCTTTTTCCCGTATCACATCCGCCATTTCCAAAAGGTTATTGCACGCTGTCAGTGTCTGCTTTGAATGGTCCAGATTGTTTGCCATTGCACTGTATTCTTCTGAACATTCTTTCAAATCACTTCTGGTTTTTTCACTTTCCTTCTCGACCTCAGATATTTTTTCCTGGCGCTCGATCAGATTTCTTCTGGATTCATCCAGATTTTCAAGTTCTTCCTGCTTTTTATGAATATCTTTTTCTACTGTCTCCAGTTCTTCCTCTGGATTTCCCTGGGCCTTAATGAAGTCAGTCTTGATCCGAACGGCTTCTTTTTTAGAAGCAAGCTCCTTTCTTGCATCCGCAAGCTTCTTTCTTGCATCCAGTTCCATTACTCCATAGATTCCAAGCCCGAGCAGATTTCCAAGAATTGCGATACGTTCATCTTTCTTCGCCTGCAAGAATAATCCATACTGATCCTGCATGATCAATGCGCAGCTGCGGAATGTCATGCTGTCCATACCAAGAAGCTTCTCGATTTCAGCCTGTGTGTCAATGATTCTTTCCTTGGACAGATTCATCCAGTCAGCACTTTCTTCCTGATACTGCGACAAGTTCAGTGTTGGCTTTCCGGATTTTGTTCTGGTGCGGACTACCCGGAATCGTTTCTCTCCGATGTCGAAAATAAATTCTATGAAACCGCTTCTTGCATCCTCTGTACCTCGGATCCACGCCTTACAGTCTCCCTCACGGGTTTCTTCAAACAGACAATCCACAATAGCATCCATGAAAAGACTGCTCTTTCCTGCACCGTTTACTCCATTGATCGTGCAGAATGAAATGTCTGAAAAATCAAAGTTTTCTTCCTTGTAGTTTCTGTAATTTCTGACAGAAATAGATACCGGCTTAAACACGCCGTGAATCTCTGCGGTGGTACTCTGTTTCATGGTTTCTGCTATGATCGGCTCGGCAAGCTCCACGATTTTGTCTGGATTCTTAAATGTCTTTTCCTCCAACCATTTTTTCAGATTCAACCTTGGGTCGCTTTCCTCCGAGAGAAGCCCGCGGTTCGTGATGTCAATAGTACTTTCTGCTTCAATATCTGCCACATAGAATGCACCAAGCTCATACAGGTTCTTTTGCAGTAGTGGAATGTTGAGCGCCTTTTTCTGCTCAGATGTGCAGGAATACCGCACCCGGACTATCTTATCCGTCACCTCTTCTGAAATGCCTGTTCTGTGGAGATACATAGCCCCTTCACGGATATAATCGCCAACTTCATCAGGATCCCAGGTGATAGTGTGGAACTGTCTGTATGGAGTAGTGTATCTATGTCCTTTTACCAGAGTGCCTTTCTCATTAAATTCATGAATCCAGAATCCACGCTCCTGTCCTTCATCATTAAAATTCATTGCATTGATTGCTCCGGAATAGAATACATTGTCAATTCCTTCAATGATTTGCGGGCGATGGATATGACCAAGAAGTACCGCCTCATATCTTGCGGCCATTAAAGCTTCTCTTGGAATGACCGGCTCAAAGTTTGTGAAGAAGGAGGTCTGCCCTGATTCCATGTTGCAACCAGGAACCGTATAATGTGCCATGAGAATCGGTGTCTTTTCACACTCTGCTCTCAATGCAAAAACCATATCTGAAATATATTTCGTCCATGCAAGATTTTCTTCGTCTGCAGATAAACCAGGGAATTTTGCTCTGAACTCCTGTTTGTCAAATCCCGGCAGGCAGGCAATGTCTGCCCATGGAGTCTTTATTACTCCTGGTTCTGTAATAACATCTACATTTCTAATATTAAGCAGCATCCGTTCAAGAACTCTAAACTGAGCAGCTCCATCGTGATTTGGAGTGCCTCGCATCACGATCACATACTTCGAAAAATGTGCTAATGATGTAATGATGTTCGTTGCCGTAATCATTTCGTCTGAATACCTCACGGGGCCAACCTGTTCCTGGTGAAAGATATCTCCTGATACACAAACGATATCCGGTTTCTCTTCTATAGCTACCTGTACCATATATTCCAAACATTTTACTGTATCCTGCGAACGGAGATTTACTCCGTCCACTACAGGTCCTTTAAACTGGCCAATATGCCAGTCAGCAGTATGAAGTATTTTCATTTGCTCATCTCCTTTACTGTTGCCTTCATTGCTGTGATCATGTTCTTTAATTCTGTTTCCAAAAGTGAAAAGTTCTCCTCGCTAATTCCGCAGAATTCAACGCCATCATCTCCCATCTTTTCTCCGATAAAGAGAATATTTCCAACAATGGGGCATCCATGTTTATCAAACTCGTAAAGATAACTTCCGATCAGATTTGCTTTGTTCGGCTTCAGTCTTCCCTCTTCATCGATCAGCATACTCACACACTTCCCTGGTTCTTTAACAGGGCTGGATGGCATTTTCAGTTCTGTGTATAATCTCTTTGGCATTACATGTTCTACAAGGTCACAGCCATTCCCGATCAAGCCATACAAGACTTTATTCTGTTCTCTCATGGTTCCTTCTGGAAATTCATGTACGGACATTTCCAGTTCTGTTGATACCTTTATTATTTTCATCTGCGTCCGCCTCCTCTCTGACATTTAATGCAAAGTGGCTCTCCGAATTTATTGATTGAATATTCGTAAACTCTTTCATTTATGATCTCACCGCATCTGGAGCACTGAAAATCCATTGATCGGTCCGGCTCTGGTTCTGGCTCCGGTTCAGGAACAACATCCGGTTCCTGCATTGGTGGATAGTCATTTTCGATTTCTGTATCCGAAGTATATGCCGGATTGTCCAGATCATCCTGAGTAAATACCGTGCTTTCAGATTCGAAATCCACATTCTTAACTGCTATCTGTGGTGTGCCAAACATATTATTTACAGAGTTCATGCCTTGTGTCAGCATTGCCTGTCTGACCTGCGGATCCGAGAAATCAGGCGAAAAGATAACTGTTGGGATAGCGAAATTTTTCAGCAGTTCCGCCTTTGTGTATGTACCTTTTACGCCAAGCAGAGCTCTTATAACACGAAGCTTCGCACCAGTCATAGCCTTTTCAGCCCAGGTCTTTTTCAGCAGCGCCATGTTTACCATGACAGAACGTTCAATGTATCTGTCTCTATCTTCTTTCGCAACCACAAAGGCCTGGCATTTCTTCCCCCATTTATTCTTGGATTCCACCCATTGTCCAGAAAAGATTTCCGCAGCTGCCTGTGCCTGTTTTTCATCAGTAATGCCTTTTGCGGCTTTGTCCGCGAATTCAATGCGATACTTCTCTTCTTCATCTTCCAGGCAGATCACCTTCTGGTCAGTTTCTGTTCTAGCTGTTCCGTCAGCCTTACGCATAGCTCCCTGAGCCTGTGCCCGGTATGTAACCCGGTCGATACGCTCACCATATGTTTCCTTTGGATT